AGAGCTATTAGGTAAGATTTCAGACGTAGGATTGTTTGCAGAGAAGTCAGAAGTGACTGTAACACACCAGTCAACAGATGATTTGAGGGAAAAACTACGTTCTAAGTTGGCAAAACTGGTAAATCCAGAGGAAGAAGTCGAAGAAGCCGTAGTTATTAATGGTGAATCTATAGATGTGGATGAAGAATTAGGTCTAAAGGACGAAAATGACAGCAGTTGAACAGGCTTTTGACTTTTCTGAGGCCGAAATCCAGATAATGTTGGATAATTTAGATAAATATACCCCTGAAGAGGTGGTAGAGATCGACAAAATGGTCGATGAACTCGCTGTTCGCAGTAGAAATCAAAAAGCGTATGACGATTTGATTGCGTTTTGTAAACATATGCAGCCAGATTACATTGTTGGTAAACATCATAGGCTTCTGGCAGATATGTTGATGGCTATTGAACAGGGAGACAAGGACAGGATCTGCGTTAACATTCCTCCAAGACATGGTAAGTCCCAACTTGTCTCCATAATGTTTCCTGCGTGGTTTTTAGGACGTAATCCTAACAAAAAAGTGATGATGGTATCACATACAACCGACTTGGCGGTGGATTTTGGTAGAAAAGTACGTAATTTGATTGCCACAGACGAATATAAACAGATATTTCCTACCGTAAAGCTTGCGATTGACTCAAAATCTGCAGGAAGGTGGAATACAAACACAGGAGGAGAGTATTATGCTTGTGGAATCGGTTCCTCTATTGCAGGTCGTGGTGCTGACTTGCTGCTTGTTGATGATCCTCATTCTGAGCAAGATGTGATAAATGGTAACTTTGAAGTCTTTGAGAAAGCGTATGACTGGTTTACCTTTGGTGCTAGAACACGTTTGATGCCTGGGGGGCGTGTAGCTATTATACAAACACGTTGGCACATGGATGATTTGACAGGACGTGTTACCAAGGACATGGCTCAAAATGAAAAGTCAGACCAATATGAAGTGGTAGAGTTTCCAGCAATACTGAAGGTTGAAGACAAGAAAACTAAAAAAGAAGTAGAAAAACCACTATGGCCTGAGTTCTTTGATATGGATGCGCTGATGAGGACAAAGGCATCTATGCCTGTCTTTCAGTGGAACGCACAGTATCAACAAGAACCTACAGCAGAAGAGGCTTCTATCGTCAAAAGAGAATGGTGGATGAAGTGGAAAGATGAACGACCTCCGCTGTGTGAATATATTATCATGTCACTGGATGCAGCGGCTGAAACACATAACAGAGCAGACTATACAGCGTTGACTACATGGGGTGTCTTTCTGAACGAGAGTGATAATACACATAATATTATACTTCTTAATAGTATAAAGAAGCGTCTGGAGTTTCCTGAGTTGAAAGCTCTAGCTATGGATGAGTACAACGAGTGGAATCCTGATTCGTTCATCGTGGAGAAAAAGAGTGCAGGTACAGCAGTCTATCAGGAGATGAGACGCATGGGCATCCCTGTACAGGAGTATACCCCACATAGAGGCTCAGGAGATAAATTAGCACGTTTAAATTCTGTAACAGATATTGTATCTTCTGGTTTGGTATGGGTTCCAGAAACAAGATGGGCAGAAGAATTGATAGAAGAGGTTGCAGGATTTCCATTTATGAGTCATGATGACCTCGTAGATTCCACTGTTATGGCTTTGATGAGATTCAGACAGGGGGGTTTTATAAGGCTACCGAATGATGAACCTGAAGAAATAATATATTTCAGACGTAGAAAAAGTGGATATTACTAATGGAAAAACTATCGACTAGGCAACTTATGGAAAACTTTTTAGATATGGAAGCTGCTAAAAACATGAATATGTTAGAGGTAAAACTTATTGACATGGGTGTGTTTGGTGATGAGTTAGAACAGAGAATGACGAGCAGGGCATATGAACTACAAAAAGAAAAAGAGAGAATATTAGGTGGTATGTATAGTGGTGGAATCGTTGATCTTATGGGAGTAACACAATGATAGAAAAAGGTATGAATCCAGCTCCTAATGGGATGGATGACATGGGAAATGCAGATTTAGAAATAGATATTGTAAATCCTGACATGGTGACGTTAGATGATGGTAGTGTAGAAGTTACGATTGTACCTGAAGCTACGCCAGCAGACATGATGCCGTTTGATGGTAACTTGGCAGAGATATTGGATGAAAGTCAGCTAGCAGCATTGTCAGGTGACTTACTTAGTATGGTAGAGTCTGATATGGACAGTCGTAAAGAATGGGCTGACATATTTGTAAAAGGTTTAGATGTACTTGGATTTAAGTACGAAGAAAGAACAGAACCTTGGGAAGGGGCTTGTGGTGTTTATTCTACAGTATTAGCCGAAGCAGCTATAAGATTCCAAGCTGAAACTATGAGTGAAACGTTTCCTGCATCAGGGCCTGTAAAAACAAAGATACTTGGTGAAGAAACAAAAGAGAAAGAAGCAGCGGCTACTCGTGTAAAAGCTGACATGAACTATCAGTTGACAGACAATATGGTTGAGTACAGACCAGAACACGAACGCCTTTTGTATAATCTTGGTTTAGCTGGCTCTGCTTTTAAGAAAGTATATTACGATCCTAACTTAGGTAGACAGTGTGCTATATTTATCCCAGCTGAAGATGTTATTGTTCCTTACGGTGCATCGCACATAGAAACAGCAGAACGTGTTACACATGTTATGCGTAAGACTAAGAACGAGTTAAAAAAGCTACAGGCTGTTGGTTTTTATCGTGACATGGATTTAGGTGATCCTGAACCATACCATACAGATATAGAAGAGCGTAAAGCTGAAGAGGGTGGGTATTCTCTTACAGATGATGACCGTTATGCTATTTATGAGATACATGCAGATCTTATTATCGAGGGTGTTGATGAATCTGATGATGAGATAGCTAAACCGTATGTGGTTACTATAGAGCGTGGGTCTAACTCTATATTAGCCATACGTAGAAACTATGACCCTGAAGATCAGTTAAAACTGAAGCGACAGCATTTCGTTCACTACGTATATGTCCCAGGGTTTGGTTTCTATGGGCTTGGATTAATACACATTATAGGAGGATACGCTCGTGCAGGAACTTCAATCATTCGTCAGCTTGTTGATGCTGGTACTCTCTCTAATCTCCCAGGCGGCCTTAAATCTCGTGGACTACGTATTAAAGGAGATGATACGCCTATTGAACCAGGTGAATTTAAAGATGTAGATGTACCGTCTGGTAGTATTCGAGATAATATAATGCCTCTACCTTACAAGGAGCCTAGTCAAACATTGTTGGCTCTTCTTGATAAGATAACAACAGAGGGCAGAAGATTAGGAGCTATCAGTGATATGAACATATCGGACATGTCAGCTAACGCTCCTGTCGGTACAACACTGGCTCTTCTAGAAAGAACACTGAAGCCTATGGCAGCAGTACAAGCCCGTGTTCATTACGCTATGAAACAGGAGTTCAAGCTCCTAAAGATGTTAATGGCTGAATATGCACCCGCTGAATATTCTTATCTACCTGAAAGAGGTGAAGTAACAGCAAGGCAGATAGACTACTCCATGACAGATGTCATACCTGTATCTGATCCGAATAGTTCTACTATGGCTCAGAGAGTGGTGCAGTATCAGGCTGTATTACAGATGGCATCACAAGCACCCCAGATATATGACTTACCACAGTTACACAGACAGATGATAGAAGTGTTAGGTGTAAAGAACGCTGAGAAGCTTGTACCAACGAGAGATGATATTAAACCTACAGATCCTGTAAGTGAAAACATGTCAGCCTTGTTAGGTAAGCCGATGAAAGCTTTTATCTATCAAGATCATCAGGCTCACATAGCTGCACACATGTCATTTATGCAAGATCCAATGATTGCTCAGATGATAGGTCAGAACCCACAAGCCAAGAGAATCATGGCTGGATTACAAGCTCACATAGCAGAACATCTAGGATTCAAGTATAGAAAAGACATAGAGGATCGTGTGGGCGCACCATTACCAGCACCGAATACAGAGCTATCTGAAGAGATAGAAGTCAACTTAGCCAGAGTAGTTGCTGAAGCAGGTAAACAGCTTACACAGTCTAATATGAAACAGGCTGCCCAACAGCAAGCCATGGCTAAAGCAAAAGACCCTGTGGTTCAGATGCAGCAAGCTGAAATGCAAATAAAGTCTGCTGAAGTACAGCGCAAATCTCAGAAAGACGCAGCAGACGCTGCCCTTAACAGAGAGAAACTTAATCTGGAGAAAACTAAGGTACAGATAGACGCTCAGGAGAAAGGCGTTAGATTACAAGCAGATAAAGTTAAAGAAGATAATAAATTAGACTTGGAATTATTTAAAACAACTAGGAAACAGTAATGGCAAAAACCGTTTTTGACGTGCTTAAAGAAAAACTGGAAACAGACAAAAAGAATGCAATAGAGTTTCTTGTATCCGCTGGGGCAAAAGATTTTGCACAGTACAAGGAAATGACTGGTCTTATACGAGGTCTGGAGACTAGCATATCATATATAGAAGACCTTTCGCGCAATTATATGGAAGATGAAGATGAATAAAATAACAACAATGAATGATGAGCAGAAATATAACGGGGATGTAGATATTCGTGACGTGGCAAACGAGGATATTGAGGCCCAGTTACCTAAGCCTGTTGGGTATAAGATACTAGTGGCTTTACCTGAAGTTGAGAAAACTTACCAAAACACCAAAGTCTTAAAGACAGACAAAGAAATACACTTTGATTATGTCATGTCTATTATAGGACTCGTGGTTGATGTAGGTGATCAAGCCTATCAAGATAAAGAACGGTTTGGTGATCAGCCTTGGTGTAAGACTGGTGACTACGTGATGTTTCGTGCTAACAGTGGTACGAGATTTAAAGTGAATGGAGTCGAGTATCGTCTAATGAATGATGACTCTATAGAAGCTGTAGTTAATGATCCTCGCGGTGTAGCGAGAGCAATATAAGGAAAAAATAATGGCATTTGAAAAAGTAAGTTTTGATTTTCCTCACGAAGCAAATAAAAAACCTCAAATTGATGTTGAGGATTCGGGAGCAATAGAAGTAGACATATCTGGTAAAGGCAAAGAAAAAGAAGAAAAAAAGGTCGAAGAACCAGTGGAAGCGAAACAGGAGGTAGAACTTGAGATCATAGATGACACTCCTAAAGCTGATAGAAATCGTAAACCCTCTGAACCACCAGAAGATGTTACAGAGGAAGAACTCAAAAAATATTCTGAGCAAGTACAGAACCGTATCAAGCACTTTAGTAAAGGCTACCACGATGAAAGACGTGCAAAAGAAGCGGCTTTCAGAGAAAAGCAAGAACTTGAAAACTTAGCAAAAACTCTTGTTGAAGAAAATAAGAAACTAAAAGGTAGTGTTACTAAGAATCAAGAAGCATTACTAGAGCAAGCTAAGAAAAGTGCAACAGCTGAACTAGAAAACGCTCAAAAGGCATACAAGACTGCTTATGAA